TAAATGGTACTTTCACTTTAACGTTAAGTGGTTTTTATAAATACAATGTTTATGAGCAAACAAGTACAACTAATTTGAATCCGTTACTAGCATTAAATTTAATTGATAAAGGAAAATTAAACGTTGCATCACAATTAAGTGACTATCCAGTTTACACTGGCAACGAAAACAATACAGTAGTATATGGCGGTTAAATTTCAATACATAGATAATAAGCACATGTTAACGTTTAAGGCGTTACCTAAATTAACGTTTAGCGAAGACAATAAAGGATATATTAAATACGGTAAGGATAATTTATACCCACAGGAGTTAGTACGTTTATTTAACGAGCATCCCGAACATAGGGCTATTGTTAACCGTAAGGCTAGGTATATTTGGGGCAAAGGATTGAAGGCAGTAAATGAAGTTGACCAAATTAAAGTTGACACGTTTATTGATAATTTTAACCGTAAAGAAACTTTAAATCAAGCTGGTAAAAAAGTAAGTTTAAATACAGAATTATTTAACGGTGTTTATGTAGAAGTTATAACTAACTTACAAGGACAACCGATTGAAATGTACTTTTTAAATTCTGCTAATTGTAGAATTTCAGAATGCGAAACTAAATTATATTTTAGTAAAAATTGGAATAAAAATACTCAAGCAAAAGATATTAAGTGTATCAATAAATTTGAAAACAATGGAACTGCTGGCACGTTCTTTATTGACTTTAAATATTATACAGCAAGTGCAAGTAAATTAGAAAGTGTTTACCCTATTGCACAATATCAGTCAATAGTAAATGATATTAATACCGATGTGGATATTAGTACGTTCAATAAAAATTATGTTAGTTCGGGTTTCTCAGTTGGTAAGATTATAAACTTTTTTAATGGTCAACCTACCGATGAAATGATACATTCTATTGAACGTTCATTTAAAGGTACTTATACAGGCGAGAATGGTGAAAGTCTTATGATTACTCACTCAGATAGAGATGACAAAGCACCCGAAGTAGTTGACGTTTCCGTAAATGATTTATCTGAAAAATTTGCATTCACTTCAAAGCGTGCAATGAAAAAAATATTTGCGGGCCACGAAATGGCACCCGAATTATTTAATATAAAATTTGACGAATCTTTTTTAAGTGGCTCACCCGATTTATTAATTTTGCAAGAGTTATTTGTTAAAGGATATATAGAACCTAGACAAGCTGACTTATTAGAATTTTTATCTTATTTATCATTTTTAAAAACTGGTGAATATTTAGAAATGATGTTTGAGCCTATTAGTTTAATTGGTGCGGATTTATCAAATGACCAAGATTTAACACAGGATGAACGTAGAAAATTAAAAGGATATGAGCCATTGGTTGCTATTCCATTAGACGTTAACGGTCAACCTTTACCAATAGTCGCTACTCAAACAAACGATAGTTTAACAGGTTTAAGTGCAGCCGATAATGCCGATATGTACCGAATAGTTAGAGATTACACAAAAGGTAAAATTAATGAACATTTAGCAGTAACTAGATTGACGGCTTACGGTATTGATGAAACGCAAGCAAGGAAAATATTAGGTATTGAAGTTAAAATGAGTAGTGATAATGACCCGGTGTTAATGGCATTATCTAAGTGCGGACGTATTGAAGACCCATCTACTTATACTGTTTTAAAAAGAGAACGTGTTAAAAGTTCAAATGAAGCGCTGAAATACGAACGTCAAATAATGAAGTTTGCCGATGCCTTAGTTATAACCATACAAGAACTAGACAACGCTGTTTTAAATGCTTTACAAGGCAATCCAACGGTTACTATTAATGAGATAGCAGAGTTGACAAAAACCGATGCTAATAGAATTAAAGAATCAATTACTAGATTAGTTAGCAGAGGTTATTTAGAGGACACAACAAGTGGTTTTAAACCAACTCCAAAAGCTGCTGAAAAAAAAGCGGAGCCGATAGTTAGTGATGAAATTTACACTATTTACAAATATGAGGTTAACGATGACAAGCCTAAACTTTTGCCTGGTGGTAAGTCGAGAGAATTTTGTAGTGATTTAATAGCTTTAAATAGAGAATGGGAATTTGATGAAATTGATAAAATTAGTTTAAGTGGTATTGGGAAAAATGTTGGCGGTACTAATATTTGGGACTACCGTGGAGGGTACTTTTATAATAGAGAAACAGGAGTTACCGACCCTGACTGTAGGCATTTATGGATGGCAGAAACTAGGGTGCGAAATAAAGAAAAAAAATAAACAATGGCTGACGTTTTATTTATACAAGAAGACTACTTTAAAAAATTGGCTGGTGTCGATGGCAATGTAGATTGGAAAAAATTAGAAAGTACTGTAATTATGGTACAAGATATTTATATTCAAAAAATACTCGGCACTCAATTATACAATGATTTAAAAACTAAAATTATTGCAAGCCCGACAATGGCTTTATACCCAAATGAAAAGGCTTTAATAAATGATTACATAGCAAAGGCTCTTTGTTGGTACGTTAAAATGGAAGCGTCACCCGATTTTAAATTTGCGTATCAAAACAAAGGCATACAAGTAAAAAGCAGCGACAATTCAAGTTCGGCGGATATAGCAGACGTTAAATATTTAATGGATAAATGGAGAATACACGCTGAAAGATACGCTCAATTAGTAACCGATTATTTAATTGAAAACTCTGCAACGTTCCCGAAGTATTTAGAAACTAGTAATACTGGCATGAATCCAACGGTACGTAATTACACAAACGGTGTGGCTATGCGTGGTGACTTAGATTTTGGCTTTGAAGAATTTAACCGTTTTAATTATTGGCGTAGAGATAAAGACTAATGATTACACTTAACCAGGACATAGAATTATTTAAAAACTTTGCTTTAAAACACAAAGGCATTAACTCATTTTACTTTGGAGATGAATCCGAAGCGGACACGAATGTAGAAATTGTTTACCCTTTTATGAATGTTATATTGCAAGGTAGTAGTGTTACTGACAATGTAGTTAGTCGCAAGTACATGATTGTAATTAGCGATTTAGTAAATAAAGATATAAGTAATATTAACCAAGTGCTAAGTGATACAGAGCGCATTTGTTATGATGTGCCAAACTACTTAAGACAAGTAAGTAATAGTAAACTATTAGGAGCGTTTAAATCCGACATAAATATATCCTTAACTGATTTTACAGAGCGTAACGATGACGACGTAAGTGGACACTATTTTGATTTAACAATTAGTTCTGCAGTTGGAAATGACGGTTGCAATTTACCTATTAACAGCGGTAACATTTTAGATAATAATTATATTTATGTAGGTGGATATATAAATCAAATAGTTGGTAATTTTCAAGTAGACATTAAAGACCAAAATGGTAATACTATACAAACATTTTATACTTCAGGTACTTATACCGTTGAGGTGTTACAACAAATTATAGATACAATAAACAACAATACAACAACCGTAATAGACCCAATAGTTTAATGGCAAACGTAGATATACAATTAGGATATAAAGACAGTGCATGGTTTACAGCCAATGCAACGCTTGTTTTAAAGGTAGGGCAAACAGTTCACTTAGAACAAACAGGAACGTATAAAATAGGGGACGGTGTTACTGTTTTAAGTGCTTTATCTTTTTTAGGTGCTGCAAGTTCAATAACAAAAACCTCTGATTTAATAAATGATGGCGATGATGGCAATCCATTTATTAGTTTAAATGATTTACCTTCAAATATTATTTTATACCCTACAACGGCTGCAAGTGACATTAGTGGTTACTTTAAATTAGTTAGTAGTATAAGTGATGCAAGTTATGATGCAGTTGCTGTAGATGTAAGTACAGGCGCAATAACAACAACGGCTCAATTAATATCTTCATTATCTACAAGTGCGAATATATTAGTTGGTAATCCGGGTGTATTTAATATTACAACAATTGGAAACATTACAAGGGTAAGTGGTACAGGAACGGCTGAATTTTATTTTGAAGTTTATAAGAGAACATTAGCCGGATTGGAAACTTTAATAGTTACTTCAAGTAATACGATACCGGTTACTAATAGTGGGTATTCTGAATTTTCAGCAACTGGTTTATGGAACGATGGGAACTTTTTAACTACTGATAGAATCGTTTTAAAATTTTATGCAACTAGAATACCAACAGGTTCTGACCCAACGTATAATTTTCAATTCGGCGGCTCAACTCCTGTTAGAGTATTAGTTCCAATATCTTTGAATGTAGCTCCTATATTAGAATCCGTAAAAGTAATTTATAAAGATTTAACAATTAGTTCAATATTAACTGGGACAACTTTAATTACATTAATTAAAAGCATTTTAATACCCGCAAATACAGTAAATGTAGATGATGTAATTCAAATAATTACAAGGGCTTTAAGAAGTACAGCATCGGGTAGCGCATCACAATATTTATATTATAACACAAGTGCAAGTTTAACAGGTGCTACTTTAATAGCTACTCAAACTGCCGCAATGGGTTACGGTGCATTAAGAAGGCATTTATTTGTTCGTGCGTCAAATGATAGCGAAACGATTGATGCAACATTTAA